ACCATCCCGCCAAGGGCGGTGACAATATCCGAAGTCATTGCAATCATTGTTGGCAAGCTCTGACCTTGGAAAAGGTCATTGCCGTAGGCAAGGGCAGGCGCATCTTGAAGTTTGCTGATCAACATATCATCCCATTTGTGGGTTCTTGGCCTGTGATCATCGCCCATAAAACAAAGGTATTTGTAATGCTCGGCATATTCTTTTGCCACTTCATTCAGCGGGAAAGCCATCCCGCGAGTGGTGTTCTCAATTAAGATGTAATCAATATCGGTGGCATCATAACCCGCAAACTCAGGGTCATCTTTATCAATGACAAATAACAAATCGGCAGTTGCTTGGGTGTCATTAAAGGCATCGCGCAACGCCTGCGCATTATGAGGCCGCCCGCGTGTGGGAACTATAACAAGAAGTTTATCCTTCACGATGGGCAATCTCCCCTGCAATGGCGAAATAGGCAGCGCCATCAATGAAAGAATCTAAATGATCAGGTGACTCAATCAATCGAGCAACCTTTACTAGCGCCAACATAATCGCGGCTTGGTCGGGCGAAACTTCCGTTTCGAGATATACCGACCAAAGCGCCGCGATTCGTTGATGATTTGTTAGTGGGTCACCGTAGTTTTTATTTCGGTCACCGTGAGTTAGGCGTGAAGCCTCTTTAAGAATATCCCCCCGAAGCATTTGTTACTTAGCGCCTTTGCCGAATTCTTTTGCCTTTGGGTCAAGTGCCTTCAATAAAGGGCCAGCAACGGCTGCTAAACCTGCGACAAAATAAGTCTTTAGTGGTTGATCAGGGCTTGCGAGATAAAGGGCGATGATTGATGCCGCAGCAGCTCGCAGGTAAGTTTTAACAATTGCTTCAAATTTAGCCTTGTTCATTATGACTCCTTAAAGGTTGGCTTGCCGAATCCTACAATGTGAACCGGCAAAGAGGGTTTTAACTTGCCCCGATTCTTCTTCTTATATGCTCGCACCTTTTCGCAAACTTGACCACCATTGCGCTGATCGCCTTTTTTGTCGGGTGCGGTGTTGCCTTCAATTGTGGTGACAGTTCCATCGGCATTGACCTTAGTAACAATCCCAATATGTGAAATGCGGTCAATTCCATCGTGCGGGAAATCAAAGAACACGCAATCGCCAACTTCAGGGGTTGCTGACTCGGCATCTTGCCAGGCTTTGTTTTTCTTAAAGGCGGTTGCCCCCGCAAGTGTTGAAACACAATTAGGGATTTTCACGCCTACTTCTTTGAACACCCAATTAACAAAAGCCCCGCACCAAGGTTGATTTGTCTTTTGATACTTGGTTTGATTCTCTTTCGGGCCTTCAATCAGCCCTAGTTCAGCCGTTGCTATTTCTACGATTTGGTTTTTTTGGTTCATTTATTGCCCCCGTAATTAGTATTTTGTATATTTCCTCAACTTGGCGTTCAAGTCTATTGACGGAATCTTTTAGCGAACTGCCGGAATTCGGTTTCAATTCGCTTAAATAATGCTTGACCATCCAACGGGTCGCAGTAGCAAATGCGCCGATAATGGTGCAGATCGCCACCGCCATTGTTAGATAATCTTGAGCTGTCATTTCGTAATCACCAACACCGACATTAGCGCGGTTCCCGATGAACAAATGCCATAAATCGCGTTTTCGTGATTTTGAAGCACTACTTTGTCACCGTTATCCATTCGATACCCTGTTGATGAAGTGAGGTTGGAATCACCAAGATAAATGGTGCCACTTGATGAGTGCAAGTTTACTTGCTCAGCTTGAGCATCGCCTGCAACTAACAATGTTGGTGAGGTTGTCACCGTCACTTGAGCTGATGAAATTGGCATTTCTCTCCTAGATTATCCCCGAAAGATTTGCTTACTTTGTAAGTGCTGCGATTTCTTCGGCTGATAATCCAAGGGCAGATAACTTTGCCTGCGCCGATGCCTTAGCATCTGCCTCAGCCTGTTCCGCTGCTTCGCGTTCGGCTTGGGCAGTAGCGGCGGCGATGGCATCTAGCTCGCGCTGTTGGATTTCTTCCGCAGTTAGCGGAACCTCAACGGCAATGCCTGTTTCGCAGTTTACTTCGATTTTGATGTCTGACATTTCTTGCTCCTTATGCGTTTGAGATTCCGTAGAGGGTAAAGGTTGAGTATTGTTGAATTGTTCCAACAGAGCCAGCAATAGTAATAGAAGTGATTGCGGCAGTATTAGACCAAAGACCCGCAACTAATTCTGCGTAAGCAGTTGTTGCGTTTGTTTCTGTTACTCCATCAATGCTTACAGATTTGTAATTAGATGAAGTGTAATTAGGAATATAAAATTCTGTATTCGAAAATGTGCTGGCAGTATTGCCAGCAGTAGTCGCTCTTGTTCCATATATTACTGCTGCGCTTGTATCGGTAAAAGATGTTGCAGATGCACCATCTCCACGCAAAAACCTGTCAGAGTAAGCAGTGCCACCAGAACCATTAAAAGTTAAATTAAGCCCATCACCGCCTGTGCCTGCACGGTCTGTTCTTACAGATGCTTTAACTACCAAGTCGGTATAAGTAGCAGGTATGCTTGAAAAGGTAACACTAGCCACACCGCCAGAACCAACAGTATTAGAAGCAATCTTTGTATATGTAGGCATTTAGTTTCCCCTTATGCTGCCGTGATGCCGTAGAGATTGAATGTGCTACCAGTTGAAAAAGTTCCGCTTGCATTAGTTATTACCATACTACTAATAGCAGCGGTGTTACGCCATAGTCCTGCTTGGTCATTTACTCCGTAGTTAGTAGCATTTCTAGCCTTACTTAAAAATGTTTTATAGGTTGTGGTATTTGAATAATTCATAAAATTAACTATGCCAATCCAACTAAAAACAATGCTGGCATTTCCAAAATAAGTAAGACGAAATTTTGTAGTACTTGATTCTCTGACAGAAGCCGCAGTTGCGCCATCGCCATAAAGAATAGTTCGACTGTAATTTGCTCCAGTGTCTCCATTAACATTTATGTCTATGTCAGCATTATTAACACTTGAACCTGCGTTCATAATAAGTACCAAATCAGTATAAGTGGCAGGGATGCTAGATAATGTGACGGTTGCTGCTGCTGAACCTAGAGTGCTTGAGGCAATCTTTGTGTATGTGCTACCTGCTGCCATTGTTGTTACCCCTTGATTCCATATAATGCTGCTGAAGTATATTGAACAAAATTACCACCTGAGTTATCACCAATGAGAATTGAAGTAACTGCATTTGTGTTATACCAAGCACCTGAAAATAGAATTGAATATCCCGAACCATTTTGGTCATTGCCATTTATTGAACGATAAGTGGTATTTTTTGAAGTGTTGGCATAATCAAGAATGTCAATAATTCCAGCACCAAACATCGAAGCCGTAGATGATGCGGCAGGGTAATTACATATTCTTGGCCCTGTTACAGATGCGCTACCAGCAGCACCAGCAGTACCACCGCTGCCAGTTAGTTCGTGATAAGAATATGCTGCCGAAGTAACTCCATTAAATTGAATGTAGGCATTGCTATTCGTAGCAACAGTTGTTGAGCGAGCAAATAAACGAATCTGTAAATGCTGATAAGTTTGTGGGATAGAACTAAAAGAAATAGTAGCTGTGTTAGTTGAAAGTATAGTTGTCGCAATGCTTTCATAACTTGATAACTTGCCTGAAATTTGTGAAGCCATAATTCCTAAAATTGGAGTCATTAGGAAATGTCACCAACTACTAGCCAGTTATTCGCAGCTAATTTTATTGCTGTTGCTGCCGAATTGACTACACGCAACTTGGGGGTAACGGCTGTCGCACCGGTGCTGATGATTGTGGTTGTGGCTGGTGTTACTGCGCCAATGGTCGGCTGACCTGCTCCCGTAATCCATACAAAAGAAATCTCAGTACCGATTGCAAAGTTGAATGTGGCATCTGTTGGAATACTAAACTGAGCTGTGGCAGCGTTATTCATTGAGAATAAGTAGCCTTCATCGCCACTTGCTACGGTGTAGGCAGCCGTTTTTGCTGTGTAGCCAATAGCAATTTTTGGTGTGGTGATTACGGGCGAAGTTAAAGTCTTATTGGTTAAAGTGTCAGTTGTAGCTTTACCAACCAAAGTGTCAGTTGAAGTGGGCAAGGTCAAGGTTCCTGTGTTTGAAATGGAACTAATGATCGGCGCAGTTAAAGTCTTATTTGTTAGTGTCTGCGCGGTGGTCTTATCAACAGTTGTTGCTGTATCAATGGCAACAGTTGGAACTGGCCCCGTTGCTGAAGTGATTGAGATACCTGTTCCCGCAGTTAAACCTGTGATGTCACCTGTCGCGCCAACCCAAGCAGAACCGTCATAAGCCTCAAGAACATTTGTATCAGAAAGCCAACTCACCATTCCTTCGGCAAGTACGCCTGAAAGCGCAGTTGTGCGAGCTGCTGATGTAGCAAAAACCATAACGGTTTGTTGCATCAAGTAAGTATTTACTTGCGCAGCCGTTAAAACATCGCCCGTTGCAAATAACTTGTATCCCGCACCTGCCATTGTTATCTCCTTGTTAGTAACTCAGGATGCCTGAGCCAAGTTTTCCTTGATCGGTTGTGCTGTCTAAAATAAACGCTTGAATTATAGGTTCTGATGTTAGCAAAGAGCAGTTCCAACTGCGGGGTGTTATATCGTGAGCGATGCCTTGAACGAATAATTCACGCGTGACGGTTGAACCGCCGGGAACTGCCTTGGTGATATTGATTAGGTCAAAGATTTCAGAATCAAGAGCTGCTGTTATGCGAGTGCCTGCCGACTCATCAAATAGATTCAAAGTCATTGAATCAATGCGTAGAACTGCATCTTTGCGAGCTGCTAAAAGCATAACTGCCTGATTATTTGCCTCAGTATCAGTTTGAACTAACAAATTATCTCGAACGCCTGAATGTAGGAAATAAGTGTCAATTGAGGTTTGGTCAAAAACATTCATCACCGCACCGCCCGAACGCTGAACCGACACATCATTTACAATCAAAGTGTCATCGTAGGCAAAGTCAATGCCCTGATAATAGATACCCGAACCGTCATCGGCATAAACAACAGGGATGCCGTCGGCTTTCTTGCTGACATCTGATCGGGAAAGATAATTTACCGTTCCTGAGGAATCAAGATAGAAAGCGCCAAATTCTGACTTTTCAACTAATTGAATTGCTCCAAGTGCATCGCGGTTGGCGGTGCCCGGGTCATTTTGAAGCGCCGAATCTCCCGTTGAAATTGCCCGTTGAGATGCAGGCCAATCTACTAAATCAAGAAAGTTGGTGATACGCGAACCCGACAATTGCCCCGCCGTTGCGCCCGCCAAGGTGGTAACGCTGACACCGTTGAAGAATCTGAATCCATCAACGCATTTGAGGGTTACGCTTGAGGTTTCACTCACGCCAACTTGAAAATTTGTATCGTAGCTTTGGATGTAACCCGCAAAAAGTGGATACTGAACACCCTCATATTCGCCCCAAATGCGGATTTTACGCAATGGAACTAACTTGCCGTAATAGGGAGATGCCGGGTTGCTTGGATTATATGCGCCCGTTGTATCCTCAAGAACAACTGTTGCAGTTCCCGCTTCAAACTTGTCTAAAATACGGTTTCGACCACGCCGAATTCCAACGCGCAAAATGGTGTCTGAAATGTCGGCATTGTCATCGGCATCAGCTAATTGACCCGTACCAAGTAAACCTTTGATTGCATCGCCTAGTGTGAAAGCAGTTGAAATAAAGGCAGGGCCGTTGGTGAAGTCAATGCTTGCCTTGAGTTGTGGTAAACCTGCCATTAGAGGGAGATCGCAGACAATGTGATTGACTTACCCGATTGTTGGAGTCCAAGAAGTTGATCGCGAATGGCAGCAACAAGATCGCCTTCGCTGATAACGCTACCGGCAACATTGATCGTAATGTTTGAACCGCCCATTGAACCCATCTGTGAAAGTGGAATTACCGCTTCAGGGCCAGCCTCACCAATTACTGAAAGCGTTGGTGAGGTAACAATGCCGCCTGCTGCCATAAATTCAATGGCAGGCAATTTTTTGCCTAATAATTTTGGATTAATAGTGGTGCCACCGCTATCGCCTGGGCCAAGTTGAAGCAGATTTTCAGGCGCAATTACAGGCGGTTTGATAACTATCGAACTGGCATTGGCGGCGGCTGCCACATAACTAGATAAAGCTGCTGTTGCTGAAATCCACCCAATTGTGGCGGCATCTGAACCATCGGTGATGCTTGAGTCATAAGTAAAAGCGCCTTCAGAAATTAATTTGTAGGCTTCGGCGCTACCGTAGGCGGCTGTCCATCCTTCTTCAGCAGAAAGTGGCGCATCAAAAAGAGTTGGGTCATAACCAAATTCTTCAAGAATTTTGGCAAGATAATTTTTAACCTCATCAACGGTCATTCCCCATTTATCGCCAAGGGCATTGATTTCAGTTAAATCAATTTTGCCATCATCGGCGGCAGCAAAAGCATCTGAATACTGTGTAACTGCTTGTCTAGTGAATCCCCATTTTTCTTGGAGTTTGACAATTTCGGATTCAGATAAATAGCCATCATTTATTGCTGTGAAGAAATCAAGATACTTTGAAGCCTGTTGATAAGTAACGCCCCAAGTTTCAGACAATTTAGCAACTTCGCTGGCGCTGACTTCATTATCACGAAGTGAAATAATTGTTTGAATATAAAGTTGTGCGGCATTGGTGGTAATTCCCCACTTGGCGGCAAGTAATTCAAACTCAGCAGGCGTGATCTTGGCATCTGCAAGGGCGCTTAAAATGTCATTGTAACGCATAGCTGCTTCGGCTGATGCCTTCAATGACTCAGCTTCAATTTTACGAGCAAGAACAAATTGCGCAAGTTTTTCTTGTTCGGCAAGAATGCCTTGTTTAACTAAGTTAAGGCGAGCCGCTTCAAGTTGAATTGGGTCATCTTCGGTTCTTGCTGTTGCGCCTGCTTTTGTGAGGGCGGCTTGCGCTTTCAAACTTGCTGCTTTTTTGGCTGCTGCGGCAGCAGCTTCAGCAGCGGATTTTTTAGCAGCAGCAGCAGCAGCAATTTGAGCTGCTGTTAGTTTTGTTGTTGCTGCTACAACTTTGTAGGTTGATTCTAAAAATTTACCTGTGGACATTTGATAATTGCCGATTGCGCCCGTATGAGCAATCAACGCAGCATTGGCACCTTCAATTGAGGTTTGAACCTTGCCCATTGCCTTATAGAAAATCACGGCAGCGGCGGCACCTGCGGCGATGCTAACGCCTGCGGTGGCAAAACCTGTTGCGATTGCTGCGGTACTTGCTGCGCCTGCCTGTAAAGTTAAGGCAGTTGTAACTAAACCAATTCCCGCGACTAATCCTTGAATACCTGCGGCAATTTTACCGCCAACAAATATGCCAGCAAGAATTGCGCCAAATACTTTAAGCGTTCCAATGTTGCGTGAGATGAATCCAAAGAATTCACCCAATTGCTGAATAACAACTTTTAGAACATCAAAAATGCTTTTAAGACTATTGGCAATTTTATCTTTGTTTGCATTTGTCCAAGATTCAAGGGCAGGCAAAACGCTTCCCTGAATATAAGCAACAAATTCTGTGATAATAGGCAACAGGGCATAACCCAAAGTTTCAAGAACTTCGCCATAGGCTAATTTCAAACCTTCAAGGCGGCCTGCCAAAGTATCAGCAGCGGCAGCAGCGGCACCACTTGAGGCTTTAGCAACCACATCAAGGGCGGTGGCAAAGTCTTTAGATTTAACTGTGTTTGCTGAAATTTCAGGAAAGAGCTTCTTAAGTGCGTCGATGTTACCACCGTGAGCCTTGGCAAGTAACTTTGAAGCAGTAACTAAATCAATTTGCTTGTTTGCCGCAATATCAAGGGCAACACTTTGAAGTTTCTGCGCTTCAGTAATTGAGCCTGTGGCGGCAGCGAGTGCCGCTAACGATGGCCTCAACTGGTCATCGGCAACTGAGAACAATTTTTGTTGTTTAGTTATGTAATCTTCAACCGAAGCAATAGCTGAATCAGTAGCGCCAACTGTGTTGCGCAAAGAATTGGCAAGAAGTACCTGAGATTTTTGATCTTCAGTTGCGGCTTTTACTGCATCAATGCCGACTTTAACGGCAAACGCTGCTGAGGCAGCGCCCGCAACTGCAAATGCTTTACCTGCTTTCGCAGCAAACTTATCAAAATTCTTGCCTAATTTGGCAATATCTCTTTGAGC